CGGGGTGCCCCGCGCACGGCGGGGCACCCCCGCCTGGCCCCTGAGAGAGAGGGAATCATGAGGATCACTTGCCACAAACACCCGTCGCTGCTGGTGACGACCCCGCACGTTGAGTTCGTGGATGGGGTCGCTGACGTCGACGAGGAGACGCTCACTGCTCTGACGCCACTCCTGGAGGAGTGGGGTATCGACGCCGCCGATATCGGTGGCGAGCACGCCGAGACCAGCCCCGAGGGCACCGAGGAGTCCGCGGAGCCTGAGGCCCCCGAGGACCCCGCCCCGCCTGAGGAGGAGTCCCCGAAGCGGGGCAAGAATGGCTGACGTCTTCGCGACCGTCGAGGACTTGGAGGCGCGGTGGCGTGGCCTGTCTGAGCAGGAGCACAAGCGCGCTGCGGTCCTCCTGGAGGACGCGACGGACCTCATCAAGTCGTCCGCGCCGCGCTGGCAGCACGCTTCCCTGGGGACACTGAAGCGCATCGCCTGCGCGGTCGTGAAGCGTGCGCTCCAGGCCGAGCAGGGGGCGGCTGACGGGCTCCCGGAGCCGCGGGGCCTCCTGTCGTCGGAGATGCATGTTACCGGCCCGTTCACCGACCAGTACGCCTACAGCAACCCTGAAGGCGATTTGTTCCTGCGGGCGGCTGAACTGAAGCAACTGGGCGGCCGACGTGGCGCGGCGTTCGAGGTGGACCTGCTGGCTCCGGCGGTGGCCCCGTGATCGCCGCCGGCCTGGTGCAGGTGACAAGACTCAGGGCGGGCGACGGCGGGCGCGACCAGTACGGTGAGGCTGTCCCCGGACCGGTCGTGGAGACGCCCCTGCCGCCCGCCCTGTTCAACCCTGGCGGCACCAGCGAGCCGGTCGCTGCGGGCTCTCTGCCGGTCGTCAGCCAGCCCACCCTGTACTGGCGCGGTCAGCACCCTGACATCCGCTCATCGGATCTCCTGCGCGTCGCAGGTATCACGTACCGCGTCGAGGGTGCTCCGGCGCGCTGGTCCAAGGGGACCGTGGTGACGCTCCACGCCGCCACCGACCCGCACCAGACGGGGGGTGCCTGATGGGCGTCGTGCGATTCAAGCTCGACCGCAAGGGCATCAGGGCGCTCGTGTCCTCCGATGAGGCCCAGGGTGTCGTCAATGAGGCCGCCGAGGAGTTGCGTGCCCGCGCCGGGGACGGGTTCAAGGTGCACTCCTCTAATAGGGGGAAGCGCCCAAGGGCCTACATCCACGCCTCGACTAAGGAGGCGGGCCTGGAGCAGATCAAGCACCACACCCTGGAGAGGGTGCTGGGCAGCATCGGGGGAGGTGACGGCTGATGGCCGGCACGTCGAGGGACACGAAGGCCCTGGTGATGGCCGCGTTGAAGGCGGCCTTGCCTGACGTGCAGGTCGTGTCCACCGTCCCCTACGCGAACGGCGACCCGCCGGAGCCTCTGGTCCTGGTGCTCGCTACGGGCGGTCAGGGCCAGCACCAGCGGGTGCTTTCCACCGGTCAGGTCACCATCGATTCCTTCGCGCCAACTACGGGCCAGGCAATGCGCCTGGCCCTTCGTGTTGACGCCGCCGTGAACGCGCTCGTGGCCGGTCACGACTGGCCGGTCACGAAGGTCACGGGGAACGCCCCATCTGAGTCGCCCGACCCGACTATCACGGCCGCCAGAGCGTCGGCCACCTACCAGATCACCACACGGAACCAACCGTAAGGAGAAAACAATGGCAGTGAATGCCGACAATGTCTTGGGCTTTGGGTCGGACGATGACAGTCTCTACCTGGGCGCCTATGACCCCGCCCTCGCCACCAAGATTCAGGGCCTCACCACCGCCGTCCCCGTCACCCTGGAGGACTGCGGGTGGCTCTCGGACGACGGAATCAAGCTGACCATGGACGACTCGGTCACCAAGATCAAAGGGCACCAAGGCCATGGTGTCGTGCGAACTTTCATGGACTCCTCGGAGACCGGCCTGGAGGCCGCCCTCCTGGAGAGCAAGTTGGGCATCGTGACCCGCTTCCTGAACGCGAAGGCGGAGAAGATTCAGGAGCAGATCGGTGCCGGCCCGGCGAAGACGGATGTGGCGAAGTTGACGGCGAAGGCGCAGCGCACGGTGACCGTCCTGTCCGGCGTCCTCGACGTCTTCGACACCGCCTCCACCGGGGACGCTCGCACCCGCATGCGGATCGTCTTCCCGCGCCTCGAGTTGGGTGAGCGCGGGGAGGTGGCCTTCAAGGTGGGCGAACTGACGGCTTGGTCCTACAAGCTGAGCGTCCTGGGTGACTACGTCATCTACTCGAATGCGAAGTCGCTGATCCCGGCCTGACGGCCGCTTATCTCCCTGCCCCGGCGCGGATGGTCGGTCCCTGCGCCGGGGTGGGGTCACCACTACCTGGGACCGCCAACCACCGAAAGGGACCGACATGACTAGCAAGAAGACCAGCGAGACCGGGAAGCGCGCCGCCAAGATCGGTGCCGCAACGCCGAAGGACTTCCAGGAGGCCGAAGCGGCCGGCGGCGGCGTCGTTGAGGTGACCGTCGACGGCCTCACCATCGAGGTAGACCCGACCGCCTTCCAGTCCGACTGGGAGGTGATCGAGGCGCTGGCCGCCATGGAGGACGGTAGCGCCTCCCCGGCCGCGATGATGCGTGTCACGCGCGCTCTCCTGGGTGACGCCTACGACGAGGTGAAGGACCACGTCCGTAAGGACGGCAAGGTCAGCGCCGACGCTATGGGCGAGTTCCTGACGCGCGTTTTTGAGGTCCTGAACGCGGGAAACTGATCGCCCTCCCTGCGCTCCTCAGGGAGCATGGGGAGGAGATCGAGGCCGATCTGCTACGGGTCTATGGGGTGGACCTCCTGGACCTCTACAGGGGCACGCTGACCCCCAGGCGGCTGCTGGTCCTCATCCGCGGCCTACCCCCAGGGAGCGCCCTGGGGCGGGCCATGGGCGGGGACGTCGCCCTCTCCGACGAGGTGACCGCCACGAGGATGGCCGCCTGGCAGATTTGCTGCTACATCGCCTCCGCCGTCGGGGCCAAGCAGTCCGACCTGCCGAAGCCGCCGAAGCCGCCCGAACCGGGGTGGCAGGCGAAGGCGCGTGAGGCGCAGGAGCGGCAGGACGCCAAGGCGCGCCGCTGGCTCGCCAGGCACCCAGAACTGGCCGCACGGGCCGGCACATAACCAACAGAGGGGAGGCCCCGCAGCACGCCGCTGTGGGGCCTCCCAGCATATAGAGGAGGGCCTGGAATGGCTGGCAGTAAGCCCACGGGACACACCATCGGCACAGCCTGGATCCAGGTGGCCCTCTCCACCAAGGCGATCTCCCAGCAACTCAAGGAGGCTCTGGGGGATGTCGACACCAAGCCGGCCGAGCGGAAGATCACGAGCGGCCTGGGGGGCGCGTTCCAGAAGGTCGGGAAGATCGCGGCCGGGGCGCTGGCTGTCACGTCCGCCGTCGGGCTTGCAGCCGGATTCTCGGATATCGCGAAGCAGGCTATTGACGCCTCCGATGCGACGAATAAATTCAAGAACACCTTGGGCTTCGCGGGTAAGTCTGCGGCCGACGTCGACCGGCTCACGAAGTCGACGAAGGAGTACGCCGACAAGACCGTCTATGGCCTGTCGGATATTCAGTCGATCACCGCCCAGTTGGCGTCCAACAATGTCCAGGGCTACGACAAACTCGCTGAGGCTGCCGGTAACCTCAACGCCGTCGCGGGTGGTAACGCCGAAACTTTCAAGAGTGTCGGCATGGTGCTCACCCAGACCGCAGGTCAGGGGAAACTCACCACCGAGAACTTCAATCAGTTGGCTGACGCTGTTCCTGGCGCGTCCGGGAAACTTCAGCAGGCCCTTCTTGAGGCTGGCGCTTACACGGGGAATTTCCGTGAGGCGATGGAGAAGGGTGAGATCACCGCTGAGGAATTCAATGCGGCGGTGATGGACCTTGGTATGACGGATGTCGCCAAGGAGGCGGCGACGTCGACCAAGACGATTGAGGGCGCCTGGGGCAACCTCGAAGCCGCCCTCGTGTCCGGGGCAATGGGGATCGTCGACCAGATCAAGCCTGCTCTGACGGACTTCATGGGGAATGTTGCCACCGGGGCTGAGGCGGCTTTCGGGTGGATCAACGACAAGCTTGTCCCCGGCATTCAGGGCGTTTGGGATATTCTCTCCAAGGGCAAGTTTGACGGCTCCGAAAAGTTGTTCGGCCTCGAAGAGGATTCCGGCATCGTTGACTTCCTTTTCAAGATTGGGGAGTCCGCTCGGGCTGCTGGTGACTGGATTACCGGCACGCTGATTCCCGGTATCCAGGGCGTCGCCAGCATCCTGTTCTCCGGCGACTACCAAGGACCCGATTCGCTCTTCGGCCTCGAAGAGGATAGCGGGGTCGTGGATTGGCTGTTCCGCATCCGAGATGCTGTTATCGAGGTCGGCACCTGGGTAAATAACACGCTCATCCCGTCACTCCAGAGCGTCGCGTCGATCATTTTCACGGGAGACACGGATAAGCCACTCTTTGGCCTCAAGCCCGATTCGGCCATCATCAGTTTCCTAGAGGGATTGCGTGACACCGTCGGCTGGGTCGTGGATGCTGGCCTGAAACTGAATTCCTGGATCGTCGACAACAGGGCCCTTTTGGGCGGCCTGGCGGTCACGGTCGGCACTGCTGTCGTGGCCTTCAAGGGCATGCAGGTGGTGATGGCGGTCTCCGCCCTAGGCGGTATCACCCCGATGATTACGTCCGCTGTGACGGGCCTGATCTCATTCGAGAGGGTGACCAATCTAGCCAAGAGCGCCCAGATTGCTTTCAATGTGGTGTTGAACGCGAATCCGATTATCCTTGTGGTGACGGCTATCCTCACTCTGGTCGCCGCCTTGGCCTGGTTTTTCACCCAGACGGAGACAGGTAAGAAGGCGTGGGCGGCTATCACCGAGGAGTTTCAGAAATTCCTCGCCTGGATCGCCCCCTACTGGGATGCGACGCTGAATGCGCTCAGTTCGGCCTGGAATACGGTGTGGAACGCCGTCAGTGGGTTTTTTACCTCCTATGTGGTCCCGGCGATTACGGGCGCTGTGGGGGTCCTGGGGAGTATCTGGAACGGGCTCGTAGACATTGTGTCGGGCGTCTGGTCGGGTATTCAGACTGCGGTGCAGACGGTGGCTGACTGGTTCAGCACCTATGTGGTGCCGGTTTTTGAGGCCGTGTGGACGGCTATCAAGGTCGGGATCTGGGCGCTGTCGCTCCCGTTCATTGTGGTCTGGACGCTGATTCAGGTCGCGGTCCAGTTGGCCGTGGACTGGTTCATGGCCTACGTGGCCCCGACGCTCTCCACGGTCTGGTCGTGGATCGTGACCGGCGCACAGTATTTGTGGACCGGGATCCAGTTGGTTTGGTCTGGGATTATGGCCGCCGTCCAGGTGGTGGTTGACTGGTTCAATACCTATGTGTCCCCGGTCCTGTCTGCCGTCTGGTCCGCTATCCAGGCCGGTGCGCAGTACCTGTGGTCTGGGATTATGGCCGTCTGGAGTGGGATTCAGCTTGCCGCCCAGGTTGTGGTTGCGTGGTTCCAGGCTTATGTGCTGCCGGTTATTTCGGCGGTGTGGACTGGGATTCAGTCGGGCGCCCAGTTCCTTTGGAATGGGATTGTCACGATCTGGAATGGGATCAAGGCTGCGATTGGCGTCGTCGTGGGGTGGTTCCAGTCCTATGTGCAGCCGGTCATTTCCGCGGTCTGGAATGGGATCAAGAATGGTGCCGACCTCCTGTGGGGCGGCCTGAAGACTGTCTGGGATGGTATTAAGAACACCATCAATACGGTGGCGTCTTGGTTCCGGGACACGCTCAAGCCTATTTTCGATACGGTCACGACGAATATCAAAAAGGCCTTCGAGAATATGAAGTCCGGTATTCAGACCGTATGGGACTCCGTTAAGGGGATTGCTGCGAAGCCGATTAACTTCATTATTAATACCGTCTACAAGAATGGTATTAAGAAGACGGCCGATTCCATTGCGGAGAAACTGGGCCTGTCGCTGCGCCTCCCGGACGTCAGCCCGATCCCAGGGTACGCCAGCGGTGGTGTCCTGCCCGGCTACAGCCCCGGCAAGGACATCTACCACTTCTACTCGCCCGACGGCGGCGGCGCTATCGCCCTGTCCGGCGGCGAGGCGATCATGCGTCCCGAGTGGGTGAAGGCTGTCGGCGGACCCGCCGCGGTCCACCGCATGAACGCCGCAGCCCGCGGGAGCAGCGGGGCGCACATCCCCGGCGGGGACACGGGCGCGAAATTCGCGGCCTTCGCCAAGGGGGGCATTTGGGACAAGATCAAGGGCACCGTCAGCTCGGGCTGGGACACGGCTACCGGCTGGATCTCCAGTGCGGCGGACGCGGTATCCTCGATCATCTCCGACCCGCTGGGCGCGGTGGACACCCTGATCCGCGCCCCCATGAAGGCCGTCATGGCCGGCCTGCCCGGCAGTGGCTTTTTCAAGGACATGGCGGCCGCACTACCGGGCCGCTGGGTTGATGGTTTCGGTGAGTGGCTGAAGGGCAAGACCGCAACGATGGCCGCTAGCGACATCGTGAACGCGGCCCGTAAAGCCATCGGTGCGACCTACGTGTGGGGTGGATCCTCGATCCCGCCCGGCGTCGATTGCTCGGGTCTGGTCTACTGGGCGGCCCACCAGATGGGCTCCCAGATTCCGCGTCTGACGGCGGCCGGCTATCAGGCTGGCAGCACGCCCGGCGGGTCCTACAACACCCCCGGCACGCTCCTGTTCTGGGGTTCGCCGGCTCACCACATCGCCATCGCGAGTGGTAACGGGATGATGGTCGAGGCTCCGACGTTCGGGGTCCCGGTCCGCGAAGTCCCGATCTACGGGTCGCCGTCGACCGGGCTCTACAAGTTCGATTCCGGCGGCTTTTTGCAGCCGGGGTTGACGACGGTCCTCAACGCGACCGGCAAGCCGGAGCCGGTTTTCACCGGGGGGCAGTGGTCGAAGATCGACGACCTCCTGAGCAAGCGCGGCAACACGCCCTCGGTGCTCGAGGTGCGCGACGTCGACGGCGAACTAGTCGGCCGGATGCGTGTCGAGGCTGAGCGGGTCGCCGTCGAGGTCTCACGCAACGACTGACAGAGAGGGGGCGCTATGGCGCTCAAAGGCTGGGTCGGCACGACGTCCGGGCTCCCGTCCCTCCTCGTGGACGGGCCGGTCACGGTGACCGCTGGTGACCGTGTACTGGCCCGCCTAGGGGAGGGCCAGCACCTCCTGGCGGATGGCCTGGCCGCGCCCGGCGTCGAGACCGTCTACCGGGCGGGGGGCGACAGCGTGTCGCTCACCCGCCCCGTCGGGGACTGGTACGGCGTCTACGTGGCCGGCCGGGACGGGAGATCCGCACCCGGCCTCATCTACGTCAGCAACGAGGACCCCGTGGAGTGGTCCTCGAAAGCATCCCGCGTCGGCGGGGTCACCAGGTGGGCGCTCCGGGACGAGCCAGAGACGGGGAGCGGCGTCATCGCCTGCGACCCCGCCGCTGAGGCATACGTCTGGTGGGTGCTCCAGGCGCACGCCCCGATCATGCTCATCCCGTCCGCGCCGACGGCGGGGGTGCCGCCGAGGATGGTCATCGTCACCGGCGTCTCCCGGAAGAGGCTCCACGACGACCTGATCGAGCTGACGGTGAAGTGGACGGCGCACGAGCCCCGCGAGGGGGACGCCCCCATGGGGGCTGTCCCGGTGACCACCTGGGGTGAGTGGGAGGACTACGGGGAGGCGCACCCTGACACTCCGGGCTGGCAGGCATGGTCGGCCCTCGAGGTCGCCCGGCGCGTGCAGGGGATGCCATGAGGCCGGGCCCGTCTACTGAGGCCCTGGCCGGTCCCGTCGCCGTCGGCGTACGGATTGACGTGCACCTGGGGCGCACTGTGGTCGCCCTGGATATCCCGTGCGAGGACGTGCAGATCGACTGGTCCAGCGACCGTGTCGTGCCGGGGAAACTGACCTACGAGTGCCCGGCGGGGTGGGTGCCCGAGTCACCCGCGTCGCCGCTCAACAACTACGGCCAGCGCAGCCACGTCGTCGCCATCCTCGAAACCAGGGACGGTCGGGATGAGGTCGACCTGGGGTGGTGGCAGCACCAGTCCTGGGAGGAGGACGCCTCCGGCAAGGTGAAGGTGGAGTGTTTGGACCTGCTGCAGGTGCTGGAGCAGGACCCGATGGCTTGGCCGTCGTCGCCGCCGCGTGGGGCTACGGTGCTGTCTGAGGCGCAGCGGCTCGCTGGCACCCTCCCGGTGGTCCTGGATCCGGGGACACCGAACCCCGTGGTACCCGAGTCGACCCAGTGGGGCCACTCCAGGACTGAGTCGATCCGGGACCTGTGCCACCCGAGGGGGATCAAATGGGCGGTCAAGGCGGACGGCCAGTTGCACCTGTGGGCGCAGGCGACTGCCCGGAATCCGGTTGCCCGCTACACGGGGCGGGACATGCTCATCGAGGCGCCCCGCAAGAGCAAGGAGCGCCGCCCGAACAGGTGGGTGACCGTCGGCTCCCCGCAGCAGTCCAACGACAAGAAGCCGGCCGTGAAGTGGACGGGCGTCGCGGTCGCGGCCTCCTGGCCCTATGAGCCCGCCGTCTATGGCTGGGTGACTGAGCGCAAGGAAATCAACTCCGCCGACAGCCGCGCCACCGTCCACAAGGCGGCACTCACGAACATGGAGACAGACCTCGCGGCGACGTCGAAGCGTCAGGTGGAGATCGCCGCCGACCCCCGCCTGGAGGCCGGCGACGTGATCGCCGTCCACACGGACGCCGGTGAGGTCATCGTCGGCAAGGTCGTCGCCTACTCCTTGCCGGTGGATAAGCCGGCCGGGCAGATGCGCGTAGACATGGAGGAACTGGCATGGTGAGACCGAACCTGTGGATCGACCGTAAGCCCTCCCCGCGCACCGCCGTCGCCAGCCAGCAGGCGTCCTACGGCTCCGGCAGTCAGGCGGGCACGTGGGCCACCGGCCGCGTCACCGACGTCCTCGACGGCGGCATGGTGCGCGTGGAACTGCCGGCGGATGACCCAGTGAGTGAGGTCGTGGCCCCGGCCGACGGCGGCGTGACCGCGGTCGGCGCTGAGTGTGTCTGTCTCCAGGACGGCACCGGCCGCGTCTACCAGGTGGTCTCACCGGCCGCCCTGCCTGAGGGAGGCCAGGTGCGCGCTACGGGAGCGACGGGGCAGATCGCACTCGAGGCGGCCGGCACCAAGGCGGAGCTTGACGCCGCCCGGAAGGAGATCGAGGCGGCGCAGAAGCGGCTGGGCGAGGAGGTCAAGGCCGCGAAGGACGCTGCGGCGACGTCGGGCGAGGCGGCCGCTAACGCCCTGAAGCGGGCGCTTGGCCGCGTGACCGTCGCCGGCACCGCCCCCGCGGATCCTGTCGACGGGGACCTGTGGGTCGTGACCGGGGCCGACAAGCAGGCCACCGGCGTCAAGGTGTGGTCCGCCGCCGCGAAGGCTTGGCAGGACTACCTGCTGGTCGCCGGCAAGGTATTGGTCCCCGGCAGTGTGGGTGCGGTCCAACTGGGCGACGGCGCTGTCACCGCCCCCC